GGAAGGTAAAGCCAAGATTATGATTGCAACTAGAAAAGACGGTACCACGTACCGATACACGAAGCCAAAGTAAGGAGGTGCAGCATGGTTTTAAGAGAAGAAATGTACTTTGAGCCGAGGACAATCAGTCCGGCAGGAAATATCCGCTGGTTCGGAGAAATCTACACGGCACCACAGATGCTCTGTCATATAGAGCAGACGGTCTATATCAGGGACAATGGCAGGATGTTATTTATCTACGAGTTAGACAGTGACAAGCTGTCAGAGGAAGAGAAGATTGAGGCTGTGTTTACACTGATCTGTAAGATTGAGAAAACGGACAAAGGACACCGCTACGGCAGGAAAATTACATAAGGGGCGAAAAGCCCCTCCTAATGCAGCCACCGTAAGGTGATGGTCACAAGCCCATGAAATGCAGAGTGGGAGAGGAGGACAGCATGATAGCAAGGATTGTGTGGACGATCCTACGGTACCCGGTTGGAGCCGAAGTCGGCTTTGCGGATGAATTCACAACTGAATATCGGACAGTGATGGGATACCATTACGCTCATGGAGCCTTCTATGTGCTTTTCTCCGAAGGAAACATGGTACACATGAATCAGCTGGATAAGCTGGTTGTATCAGTAAAAATCAAAAAGGAGGAAACAAGATGGATGCGACAAAAAAAGTGACCAAAAGTGGAGGTATTACTCTTCCGAGAGGTATCCGTCAGGAAACCGGTATTCTTCCGGGGGTTCCGGTTGACATCAGAACGGACGAGGAGGGAATTCATATCTCCAAGCACGTGCCGACCTGCTTCCACTGCGGAACGGTAGATGATGTACAGACGGTCTGCGGAGTTGAAATCTGCAGGAGCTGCGCTGGGAAGATTGCGGAGGTGTTTGAGTGATGAATGATATGGCAGAAATCAAAGCAAACGCTGACCGATTGGTGGAACTGACCAACCAGCAGAGCGTAATCAAAGCAGAGATTGACGAGATCAAAGCATGGTTCGAGAAAATTGCAACAGATGACCTGAAGGATACCAAAAAGAAGACTATTGATTACTGGGGCAGCAATAATTCCAAGGTGGTGGTCGGAAACAGTGAGACTGTGAAGCCGGTTTCCATGACAATGGTTAAGAAGCTGCTGGGTGATGTATTTGAGGAATTTGTGAAGGAGGATACGTCCTACAAAATGACAGATCCATGCAAGAGGCTGTTTGCAATGATATTTCTTGGCAATTACACTGAAGGAAGTCTGGATGAAACCATCAAGGCAATAACAGCAGACGAGAAGATTCAGCGGACACTCAAAAAAAAGCTGAAAGGAAAGTATGAAAAAGATACAGAAACCTTGATAAAGCTGGCTGGGCTTCCGGAGCAGGAAGCAAGTGACTGGGCATATCTCACTGCTGAGATTATTAACTGGGAATGGATATTGCAGATATTGAAAGCAGCAGAATGGAAAGGAACACCGCAGGAGGCTATTGAAATTATCCGGGCAGCCGTTATTGTGGATGAAGGAATCAAGGTAACTGTGGAAGCTGAAAAAGGGAAATAACCGGAAGGGAGAGGCAGATGAGAACAATAGAGCAATTCCAGATCAGAAAAATATATGCTATCGGCAATGCACTTGGTATCAAGGCTTCCGGAAGCGAGGACGAACTCCATGCGCTGGTAGGCGGAGTGACAGGGAAAGACTCCATCAAGAGCCTTACATATCAGGAGGCTTGTGCAGTGATTGCACGTCTGGAAGAGCTGCAGGGGAAAACTGTCTCTCCAAAGCCACGGAACAGCAAGCCTAAGGAGCATGAGACCAGACCAGGAGGAGTTACATCCGGTCAGCAGAAAAAAATCTGGTTTCTCATGTATGAACTGAAAAAATGTGATGAGGTGCCAAACGATGTGCAGCTGGGGGACAGGCTTTGTGCGGTAATTAAAAAAGAGTTTGGTGCGGATGCCGTTGCCAGGAACCCATTTGCATGGATTACTTTTGAACAGGGAAATAACCTGATTGAGATTTTAAAGAGATATGTGGCAAGTGCCAGAAAGAGAGGCGAGGCATAGTGGATTTGTTGGAAATGGTGCAAATGGAAAATCTGGACGAGGAGCAGAAAGTGCTTGCGGAACTGATTGGACTGGAGGCTTTCAAGAGCCTTGTGAGGGCTTTTAATGGCACTTCCATTTACATTCCGAAAATTGAAAGTCTGGAAAAAACAGTTCGTGACGAACTGATTAAAGAGGAGTTTGACGGAAGCAATTACAAAGAACTGGCTCTGAAATATGGATTGACAGAAACGTGGATTCGCAATATAGTTTTAGACAAAGCAAAAGAGATAAAAGCCAGACCGATAGATGGTCAGATGAATCTTACGGACTTCTTAGAATGAATATATTTTCTTAAGTGCTTTATTTTAATATTTATGATTTAGGAGATACACTTGTGTTAGACACGCAGGTGTATCTTTTTTTGTGCGAGGTGAGAGGATGAGCGAATGGATTATAACTACAGCAATCACATTGGGAATTGGAGTGATTACATATTTTCTGAAACGCACCATGAGTCAGGTTGACAAGCATGGAGAGGAGATCAGAAGGATAGACAGTGAGAGGGTTACTAAGACAGATCTGAAAGAAAGCACCGAGGAATTAAAAAAAGACATCCGGCAGATTCGGGAAGACTATACACCCAAGAACGTGCATGAAAAAGATTTTGACGAATGCCGGGCTGATATCAAACAGATCAAAGCAGAGTATCTGACGAAGGATGATTTTATACGGGAAATGAACAAGATGGACAGAAAGTTGGATCAGATGCTGGAACTTATGCTGAAGAAGTAGGAGGTCGAAGAGATGAGCAGAGAAACAGAAAAAAGGCAGCTTCGGGCTGGCAACTTTACAATGAACAATGGCAGGGTGCTGTCGACAATAAACCTGCTCCGGGAAAAATACAATGCCCTCCGGAGTGTGGAGAAGGCGGTCAGCTACGAAGGCATTGAAAAGCAGGAATTTGTAGACAGCGTTAATTTCCTTGCAGAAGAGGGCTATATCTATCTGAGGGATATTAAAACACGTGAAGATGCATCCCTTGCGGACTGTGATTATCAGACACTGGAAGCCAAAGTCACTGGAAAAGGCATCCGGCTCCTTGGCGGTGGAATATCTGATAATATGGTTGATCTTGGCGATTAACGATGGAGCAGAAGGAGAGAAGACGTAGCACCGGTAAGGTGGACAGATTACCGCCAGAGCTGAAGGACACTGTGGAGCAGATGCTCCTGACCGGCTGCACATATAAAGAAATTGTTACATTTCTGAAAGAAAACGGCGAAGAAATGTCGCAAATGGCGATCTGTACTTACGCAAAGAAGTATCTTGCCACTGTGGAGATGATAACGGTGGCACAGAGCAATTTCTCCATGCTGATGGATGAAATGAACCGGTATCCCGATCTGGATACTTCGGAAGCTCTCATCCGTCTGGCAAGCCATCATGTCATGAATGCCCTTACCAACGTGGATGAGGAGCAGATGAAGGAAGTGCCGATTGAGAAGCTGATCAAGGAGACCAATGGTCTCATCCGGGCAGCTGCTTATAAGAAGCGGATTGAAGTACAGAATCGTGATAATTACGAAGCCGGACTGGAGGCAGTCAAGAGCCTTGTATTTGAGGCTATGGCGAAGGAAAATCCGGAACTCTACCGTCAGGTGAGTGCATACCTGAACAAGAAGAAAAACGAAGGACTGGAGGGATAAAAGGTGATGTGGTATGTGATTCAAGTTATGACCGGCAAGGAAGATGATATTGCCGGGAAATTGAAAGAGCAGGGCATCCGGGCTCTTGTCCCGAAGGAAAATCGTCTGATACGCTCCGGAGGTTCATGGTCACAGAGAGAATACATCCTGTTTGCTGGATATGTATTCCTGAACATGAATTACAATGCGGATAACTATTACAAGGTTAAGGGGATTCCGGGAGTGATCCAGTTTCTTGGAGACAGCAGGAATCCATCAAGACTTTCCTATCTGGAGGCAGAGTGGATCATGCTGCTGACCGGGGAGAACAACCAGCCGATTGAGCCTACAGTGGTCAGGGCTCTGGGCGATGGAAATTATGAGGTTGTGAAAGGTGTTCTTGAAAAATTTGAAAACCGCATCATCAAGTATGATAAGCGGAGCAGGAAAGCAACCTTTGAGATTACGATCTGTAATGAGAAAAAGGAAGTCCAGTTGAGCATCCGGCTGGAGGAAGATGAGGAACTAAGCCTTGCCGGGGCTGGCAGGGATGGGGCAGAGGGTGCAGCACAAGCGGTTTTGAAAGAAGCCACCTGATGGCATACGGTTGATTCGTCCCGATGCCGGAAGCTGGCGGACATAGAGAAAGGGAACTGAGCAGAAAAAGTACACTGGTTGGGTGGCGAAGCCTACCCATCGGGCTTGTTCTGGCAGTTCTCTTTTTTGAATGGTGTAAAAACACCGTTTAAAAACACGCTAAACCCATTTAAAATCGTTTGAATGATGAAAGTGGGGGAAATTATCACTGAAACACAAAAATGCAAATATGGGGCAAATATGAGCCTTAAAATTTTACGGAAAGGCAGGTGGTGGGCGTGCGAGCAGGAAAAAAAGAAAGCATCGGTGTTCTGATCGGAGCGATGGCAGAGGCTGAGAGCAAGAGCTTCTATGATGATACCGAGGCTGTTACAAGCGATTTAAAAAGCCTTTTAAACATCTTTTTAAAAAAGGACAGTTCTCCGGAACGTGTGCAGATTTTGAAAGATTATGAATCCGGGGCACCGCTTACCGGAAAAGGAGGCATCCGCCAGAGGCTGGGAGCCATTGATATGGAATTTTTCGGCAGGGCATACTTTCCACATTATTTTTCCAGACCATCCCCGGAATTTCACCGGGAACTGGATAATATATGGCAGCAAGGAGTTTTGAAAGGGGAATATCCGACTACACCGGCAAAGGTAAAGAAGATCAGCCGGATGAATGGAACCAAACGAGTGGTCGCAGCTCCACGTGGACACGCAAAGTCCACGAGCCTTACTTTTAAAGGCAGCATTCATGCCATAGTTTATGAATACAAGCATTATCCGATTATCATATCCGACAGCTCAGAACAGGCTGAGGGATTTCTCGATAACATCAGGGTAGAGTTTGAGGAGAACGAAGCTCTGAAGGAGGACTTCGGGAGCCTGATCGGAAAAGTCTGGAGAAGCAACGTACTGATCACAAGCACCAACATCAAAGTTGAGGCAATCGGATCGGGAAAGAAGATCCGAGGCAGAAAACACAGAAACTGGAGACCAGACCTTCTGGTTCTGGATGATATTGAAAATGACGAGAACGTTCGGACACCGGAGCAACGAAAGAAACTTGAAAGCTGGTTTTTAAAAGCTGTTTCAAAAGCCGGTGATGATTACACGGACATTATCTATATTGGAACATTATTGCATTATGACAGCCTTCTGGCGAAAACCCTGAACAATCCGGGATATAAAGCCATTAAATACAAGGCGGTCATTTCTTTTTCCAACGAAGAGGATCTATGGAAGGAATGGGAGGAGATTTACACAGACCTTTCAAACGAGAACCACGAAGCCGATGCGAGAGAGTTTTTTGAAAGGCACCGGGAGAAGATGTTGGAAGGCACGGAGGTTCTGTGGGAGGAGAAACTGTCTTATTATGATCTGATGGTTATGAGGTTGACAGAAGGCGAGGCATCCTTCAACTCCGAGGAACAGAACGAGCCTATCAATCCGGAAGACTGTATTTTCAATCCTGAATGGTTTGAATTCTATAATGAAGCAGAAATCGACTTCAAGAACCGGGACTTCCTTTTCTTTGGCTTTGTCGATCCGTCACTTGGAAAGACCAAGCACAGCGACTTTTCCGCCATCATCACGCTGGCGAAGCACAAAGTATCCGGGTATATGTATGTCATGGATGCGGATATCGAACGCAGACATCCGGATAAAATTATCGGTGACATTCTGGAGAAGGAGAAGATGCTCCGCAGGGATTATGGCAGGGGCTATAAGAAGTTCGGAGCTGAGACGGTGCAGTTCCAGTGGTTCCTGAAGGAAGAATTGGCAAAGGCATCTGCAAAAGCTGGGTTATACCTTCCGATCGAGGAGGTACCGCAGACCAGCGATAAGACAATGCGTATACAGACGATGCAGCCGGATGTAAAGAACCATTACATCAAGTTCAATAAAAGGCACAAGAGACTGCTGGAGCAGATGGAACACTTCCCGATGGGAGCGCACGATGATGGTGTGGATGCTCTGGAAGGATGCAGAACGATTGCCAAGAAGATGAAACGGTTCCGGGTGCTGGATAAAGGGAAATTAGGATTGTAGGAGGTAACGGTCATGCCGGTTATTTATATGGACAGGGCTTCCATTGAAAGCCTGACAGAAAAAGATATCCGTGAGATCATCAATGAGAACAGCACGGATGTAAAATACGGAATGCTGCATGATTACTATGTTGGCAATCATAGAATCCTTGGAGAAAACAAGAAGGACAGCACAGCTCCGAACAACCGTCTGGTCAATAATATGGCAAAATACATCACGGATACCGCCACCGGTTACTTCGTGGGCGAGCCGATTGTCTATGACTCCCAGAATGATGAATACCTGCAAACAGTGCAGGATATTTTTGATTACAACGATGAGCAGGATCACAACATGGAGCTGGCGAAGCAGTGCAGCATTTGCGGAAGCTGCTTTGAAATGCTCTATCTGGATGAGGATGCCAAGATAAGGCTTGCGAGGGTTCCGGCTGCTAACGGAATTATGATTTGCGAGACGGACAGTGGATTTTCCACTCCGATGGCATTTATACGAACCATTATTTCAAAGGATAAGGATGACAACGTAATCAGGAAGGTGGAGTTCTGGAATTCCAGTCTTGTGATGCGATTCCAGTCATTGAATAATGGATACCTGAACATGATAGCAGTTGAGGAACATTACTGGCAGGACGTTCCGTTTGTGGAATACATCAACAACGAGGAAAGGCTTGGAGATTTTGAGGGTGTCATTACGGAGATTGATGCCTATAACAAGGTGCAGAGTAACACTGCAAACTATTTCCAGTATAATGATGATGCCATTTTAAAGGTTTTAAAACTTGGAGATGTCAGCAGTCAGGACATTGCTGACATGAAGGAAAAAGGAGCTATCATTCTGGAGGATGGAGGAGATGTGGACTGGCTCCTGAAGACGATTGATGATACTGCACTGGAAAATTATAAGAACCGGCTCCGTGAGGATATTCACACTGGAGCCAATGTGCCACATATGTGTGATGAGTCTTTTGGAGGAAACCTATCCGGAGTGGCTATATCCTATAAATTATGGGGACTGGAGCAGATATGTTCGATTAAGGAACGGAAGTTCAAGAAAGGACTGCAGCGCAGGATTGAGCTGATCACAAATATCTTGAACATCATGGGGCACAATTATGATTACAGAGACATTGTTCCAAAATTCCGCAGGAACCGTCCTCAGAATGATATGGAAACAGCACAGATTGTCACGATGCTGGCAAATGACCTTTCAAGGGAGACCAGACTGCAGCTGATGCCAGGTGTTGAAAATGTTCAGGATGAGCTGAGAAAACTGGAGGAAGAAAAGAACAAGGAGCAGGAAGACTTCGGAGTATATAAGAATTTTACCAAGGCTTTTCAGGGTGCAGCTGACAGAACGGAGGCGGTAACGGATGAGCCAGAAGGAACGTAA